AGTTGGCTGGCTCAACCCCTAACTACCTGGCTAATTCACGCCAGATTCCCCTTGAGCTGGTGATTCTTCCAAATAATCAATCATGACTAAACAACCACCGTTCTTTTTAACCATACCTCGCTCAATGCGAACCCAGTGAACTTGAACATCATCATCAAATACACCAGCATCTTGCAAGGCATCTAATATTGGTTTTATGCAGTTATCAACATCCATGAGCTTTTTAGAGCGTGGATAGAGAAAAATATCTACCCAAACTTGTTTATCGCCAAATTTAGGAACTCTGAACTCAGCGCAATACTCTGCGACTGCATTTTTAAATTCCCTACCCCGCTTAGAGATAAACCGTCTGTTTCCTGAAGCGATCCAGTAGTTATTGATACTGGGAGGGTAAGGTAAATTTAAAACAACCATTAAAAGGGTACATCTCCGTCTTGAACTCGATTAACTTCTTTTGGATAAGTGCCACCAGTATCAGGCTTCCAGTTATCCTCAGACAAGCTAATCAAACTACCTTTAGGGGTTTGCTTAGTCCAGCCAGCAATCTTGAGTGTTTGTCCTGCTTTGTAGTCCTCAGAAAGCAATAGAGTGCCTTTCCAATCAGGCGATCTTTCGTGTTTTTTCTCATTTTGAAATAAAACACCTTTGCCCATCTGGGCGATATGACCATTAGCCATTGTTGATTTCCTTTCTAATTGCTTGGAGTTTTGATAAAAACTTTGCTGTAGTATTGCCGTCAAATGTTTTTGTATAGGCTTCATTGACATCTCTAAACGCCTTTATCTTGGTGAATTTTTCCTCTGCTGTCATCTTGGTAGATTCATGGATCTTGGCGTGCATCTCTGCGAAACCATCAATCCAATCATCTTTACAAACATAATGCGCATACGGAACATCATTACCAGGAACATACATCGGCAATGCCATATCTGGGATGTCATCAGGAATAGCGGAAAGATCCACTACGCTAGGAATGACTGATCCCATGTCTTTTAATACGGTAGGCTTGACGGTCTGGGTTTCGAAGTTTTCGACTTCATCTGGCGAGTAGAACCCCGTAACAGATCCAGGGAAAACTGATCTAATCCCCTCTGAAATACAACGGCTTCTGAGCATCGCTCTGGGAAACTTTTGCCATCCGCTTCCTGGTTTAACAAGACCAATTTTGGTAGCTTGTCCAATGGTCCATGTAACCGCAAGGTTACCCCCGTTGGGATGTGAAAAAACTCCTGTAACTTGCTCATCTGTGTATTCCTTCCATTCGACTTTGCCACCTGCATTTTGGAAACGGGCAAGCATCGCATCAGCTTTTAATGCTGGTCTGCCCTGGATGATGTGAAAGTCACGAGCTGCAGTTGCAGGATGTAAACCTTCCGCCTGTGCTACCGCCATCAACGCTAGAACGCTGTTGGTGTCCTTCATACCAAATAGACCAGACTTGGCTATTGCTTGTGCCATCTGCTCCATCTCGTTAAAACTAACGATATTGCTCATGTAAATTTCTCCGCTAAAGTTAGGATTGTGTCGATGACTGAGGATGCAGCCATTACATATATTGCTATATCAATTTGATTCATGCGATTCTTCCTTGTTCACGCTGAATGGATTTAATAACATTTAATAAATCCTTTTTAACCTCTTTGGCAAGCCAAACCAGACCATCATTTTTTTCGGTATCTGTAATAACATTGTCAAGACCGTTAATTACTTCTTTTAACATTTCAATCGAGTTCATTTAATAGGCACTCCTATAATAAGTTTGATTAAAACAACACTTAATACAAAAATAGCTAACCAAACTGAAATAAATATTCCTAGTAAAGAACCAGCTTCAATAAATTTATCTAAATTATTCATTTGACTAAGAACCTCCTACTGCCCATTGTTTCTACTACGAACTGATCGTAAATATCAGGCATGGCACTCTGAAACAGTGATGCTGAGAACTTCTTAGAGCTTTTAGAGGACTTCCAAGAAACTAATGTCTGTCCATCCACTGTTCTAATCTCCTGGCACTCTCCCATAAGATTACGGACAGCGACTTCAATTTGCTCCTCAGTAGCTTCAAGGTGTTTAATCTGATTCTTGACATCCCGTAACTGAGCGATAGCCAACTCAACTTGCTGTGTAGCCGTAACCACCGCAGTAGAGGATGACGGGTAAATGATCTTAGTTTGCTCAATGGTTTCTGCTGGCGGAAGCGTACCCGCTTGGCAATGACCCCAAACTGTAGCCATTTTCTGTATGAGATCATCTTTTTCCTGATCTGAAATAAAGAACTCAAATGTATGAAACTCTTGACCACCAAATAAAACAGCCAAAAAGATCCGATTAACATTGTGGCAAGCAGCTTCGTGGACAAGTTGTGCGTAATCAGCATCAGGAATCCGATTAGTGTCGGGATCAAACTTAGAGCGAACTGCTGCGTTGTAGTTTTTAGCTTCAACAAGCACACCACCATCAGCACTAATGAAATCAAAATGAGATTTAAACCAAGTATGCTTTGAATGGGTAATCGAGTAATCAGCATCTTTTAACTCCATCTTTAAACGATCTTGAGCCAGCTTTCCAATCAAAGGTTGCATGACATGACCCATCTGCACTGCTTCCACGCCTGAGAGATCTTTTAACTCCTTCTTACCTTGCTTTTCTAGGATGACATCTACCATCTTGCCATTAGCGACCTTACGGCTATCACCTGACCATATGGCGGAACGCCTTATCTCTGGTGCAAAATCTGCTTGATCGTTCATACCACCTCCATAATGGTCTTAACAATCTCTTTCCAACTGTCGATCTCATCTTCCAGATCTTCTAACTCTTGACCTAACTTGCCTGTTTTATTTTGCTCTTGCTTTAACTCATCTAGCATCTGAGCTATGAGGTCATCTTGCCTTGCGACTAGGTTTTTAAGACGATCCACCTCTTTTTTGGTGTAAGCATCATTGATCTTCTTATCAACTTTATTTACTGGAAACTTAGGTTCATTCTTGCTACTTGGTGTTTTTGCCATGATTAACTCCATTAGTTAGGTTATCGACCAAAAGGGATTGCTGAAAGATCGTCAAGATCCTCTACTTCAATAAAAGCAAACCACTTCGCATCTTCCCCGCATCCGCTTATGGGTAAGTTACGGCTATTGTTTGCTGTCATTTTCTTTTGAAGTCCCGTCACCATATCGTGAGGGCGTTGGGGTGACAAGCACTGCATAGTGCTTTGGTCTAGGTGTTTGCAATTAACGCAATATTCCATGATATTTCCTTTATATAGTTAGGCTTTGATGTACTACAGTTAGAACATTACTACATTACTACGATTAGTGCAATTTATTTGTTAGGTGTTGTTTTTTTATCTTCAGTCACTACATCGCCTTGAGGATTGATGTAATAAGGCGTACCTGTTTCCGTTGCTCTGATCCATTCTCGGTACTGAGCTGCTTGATTCATCTCTTGCCACTTCTGCGCATCTTTATCTGCTTTGTTCATTTTGTTGCACTCCTTTAAAAAGTATGATCTAATCCGATTAAGTTTGTTTTAGTGGTGGTTTTGTGGCTGTCATCGGCTGGTTACCTTTGACAATTCAAAGCCTCCTGTACAAAATCACCTCTAAAGCAAACTACACGGGGGCATGACCCACCCCTCCCGCATGGTGTATCGCCAAAGGGAATAAACATAGTGGCTAGTATCTGGGGGACTCTTACAGGACCGCACCCCTTTAGTTAAGCACTTAGATAAACGATAGATACTCTCTTTTTTGAGATTACCCGCTAAGCGGGTTTGGTGCTTAGCTCTTGGGGTTTTCACTTGGGGACTTCCTACGATGCCAGAGCCAAAACTACTAAAGCCAGCAAACCAATAGCCGATAAACAGTCAATCACCATGTGCGTGCGTATGTGTGTGCGCAGCACGCCTAATACGCTCATGCGTAATGGCACTTTGTTTATAAAGATTTTGCGTTGAATAGTATAAATATCATTATTTCTCATAAATACCTCGAAAATTAGTTAGGTTAGTAAGATAAAACTATTAAATACCTTTAAAACACTTTAAAACAAGCGCCAAGGCGATAAATAAGGGTAAGTGATACCTAAGTACCACTAAACCCTTTAATCGCTCTACAGCGTGATATTTGCTTTATGACAGTATCGCCACGAATTAAACGATAACGCCTGAAACCCTTGTTTAGCAGCTCTATAGCAATATGATCTATACAGCTCATCAAGTGTAAAGAATTGACGGTTATAAGCACAATCTGCTAAACCATGTTTTTGCATCTCTTGAATTAGGCTCATACCCTTACCTCATCTAGAATAGGGAAACAAGGCGTAAACCCGCTAGTTTGCTGACAATAGCTAGACCACTCACTATCTGTCATCTCATACCATCTAATAGATGGAATAGTGATCCCGTTTAGATCTTCAAAATAAACTACTCTGCCACTTGATAACTTGATGTC